CATATATCCTTCATTAGCAGTGTCTGTACTTCTTTGTTCTAATATATAAACATCATTACTTATAAATAGTTCTTCTAACCAAATTGCTTCTGCTTCTGTTATGTAGTCTGTATTTAATACTACACTTTCTTTTGTATTGTTTCCAAAGTATTTTTTACCTCCTGTGTGTCCGTCTGGTCTATATCTACTTGTATTCCAAGTTCCTGTTATTTGTGTGTAAGACTTACGTTTTGTATTAAAGGTTCTAACAGACTTTTTCGTAAAGTTATAGTAGTCCCATACTCCAAACTTATTTAACCAAGTCAATCTGATTGTTTCGTATTCTTTACAGTCTTCGTCTTGTTTGTAAAAATTATAAGTGTCACTTATTACATTAGAATTATCGTCTAAAGCTTTTACTGTGTAGTAGTCCCAATTAGTCGGTACTGTTTCACCTGCTCCTACTAAGTTACCTGTACCTATTCCTGCAAATTGTAGTTTATTATTACTGTCGTTCATATATCCTGAATGACCACCTGAAGAAGGAAGTATTGTTTTAGTAATTAAAGAACCCGTTGTACTTCCGTTATAATAGAATTGTATTTGTATTGTTTTTACGCTAGGGTGTGTTGTTCCTGAACCACCTACTAAAAAATCGAAATTGTATTGACTAAAGAAACTTAAAGTTTGGTAATCGTTTATTCTTATGTATTGTGTAGTCGGTGCGTTAGTTAAAAACTTATCTGTATTACTATTCATTACAAAACCTGCTTCGTCTAAGTTGTAACCAAAATTACCTGAACTACCTAACTTTAAAATGTCAGTATCGTAAAGAACACCGTTATATATTAAAACAGTTTCTGCAATAGTATTACTACTATATTGTTCTGTTACATTACCTGTAGCACTATCAGCGGCTTCTATATTAAATCTTACTGCAACAAATCTAACACTATTTCTATTTGTACTGAAGTCGTCTATTTGGTGTATTGTGTGTGGTGTGTTTTCTGTAAAGTTTACTGCGTTGTATTGTGAATTAAATACATTGTTACTATTGTGTACTGTACCACCTGTATATTCTGGACTTACATAATTCTGTAAAATAGGTGACAAATCAAATATACCGTACCCTTCACCGTTAGGACTTACTTTAAATACTCCTACTCTATTTGCACTTGAAACTATATTAGAAGTCTGATTACTTACATATACTTCTGCTTTATATTTTATTTTAAACTTACTATTTATAGGGTTTATAGTTACTGCGTCATATAGTGTGTAAATTATATTACTACCTGCTGGTATAAGTCTATATTTTGGTTTTTGTTCTATTACTAAACTCATTATTTAAATTTCATTTTTTTATTCATAACTTTAATTCCTTTTAGTACATCATTTTTAAAAGCTTTTTCCATTTCTTTTTTAAATACATTATAACTATAACTTAAAGGTTGTGTATAAAAACTTAACCCTTTAAGACCTTTATGTTTAATACTTCTAGCTATTAGAAAAGCTAAAGACTTTCTTTTTATAAACCTACCTTTACGGTCACGTCCTTTAATACCTTTTGTTTTAATCCAATTTTCTATAAATAAAGTAGGGGGTTGTTTTTTAAATCTATAAGGGCTTACTTTTCTTCGACCTCTTTCGTCTATATAAGTCCTTCGACCTTTAGTACCTGAAACACCTTTATTTACAAAAGAAGAATATTTAGAAGCTAAAAATTTAAGTTCGTAACCGTCTTTAGTTTCTTCTACTTTATGTTTTAAAGAACCTTGTAGTCTTCCTGTTGCTGTATTAAATTTAAGTAAATTCTTTGCTTGTCTTACAATATACTTACCGTAAGAATTTAAGTAGTTTTCTATACTATCGTATTTTAAACCAAAAGCCACTATACACTAGCTACAAATAATTCTACTTGAATGTCATTTGATGAACTCGGTTTTATCTGTAAAGAAGCTAAGTCACCTGTTATAGCTGCAAAAGCTGGTGTAGTGTCTTCTTCACCTATTGCTATGTCATCACCGTTATATAAAATGTGTGAAGATCCTGCCCTTAGTCGTACTTGATAATTAGAAGCACCTGTTACTACTCCTAACATACATTCGTTAGTGTCATCTAAATTAGTAACCCTTAAATACTTTACGTTATCTCTATCTATATTACTAGCTGCTGCGTGAGGTGTTGCACCAAACTCTGCTATAGTTGTAGTTTGTGAATGAGTACAAGAAATTGTACGTTCTAAAGTATCTACTATTCCTGTTGTTGTTACTGTGTTTGTAGAACCTCTATTAGTTCCGTTAATTGTTACAGTTTCTGTAATCGTTGTTGTTAAGTCTGCCATAATTATTTTTTATCTATTTGTTTAAGTTTATTTATTGCCCAATTTACACCACTTGAACCACCCCAAGCATCCCACATCAAACCACCGCAACCTTCTGAATAAGGTACGTCTTTATGTTGTTGGTGTCTTTTAAAAGAAGCCATTCTTGCTATAGTATCTCTTGATATAGGTCTTTTATTTGCTAATTGTCTTGCTCTTGTCCAACCTACCCTAGTACCGCAACTACTACCGTTTTCTTCTTTATACTCTATAGCTCTTTTAGCGTTGTTACTTGCACTGTCTGGGTAGTCTGTATAACTTTTTAATTCAATACTTATTTTTTCTAATTCGTTTATAATATCGTTATATTCCATAAGTTATTTTTGGTGGTATTAGTTGTATTGTTAATTTTCCTATTTTTATTTTGAACATATAGTTGTGTTGTCTATTGGTATGTTACAACTGTTTAATTCGTTTTCTACTGTTATTGCAAAAGACATTACCCAACCTGTTACTGCGTTATCAAATCTTTCAGTAAAAGGTTCTATTGTAAAGTCGTTATCTATAAAGTACCTTTGTTCTTCACCTGCTGCTGCGTCATAACTGTAAAGTATTTCACCGTGTTTATATATTGCTATTATATCGTTCATTATTTCTAAACAATCCGATAGTACTTCTTGTTCATTACTTTCGTCTGGTTCTACTAAGTCCATAACAAATAACTGAAAGTTAAAGGTTCTTGTGTTCATACCTACCGTTACGTTTACAGGGTTTATATGAAACAAAGGAAATAGTGTATTCTTTTCTAAATCTATTTCCCAAATATCACCACTTGTAACACTATGTATATTTAAGTGTTGTTCACCTACACAAGTTAAGGTATCTATTACGTTATTGTAACTTTTAAATCTTATTGCGTCTATACTCATTTTCTATTTTTTGGTTTACGTCTTGTTTATAGTTCATAAATGTAAAACATTCGTATGCTGGTTTCTTTACTACTTGTTCTATATTTAAAAAGTTTTCGTTTGCTAACATATAAATAGCATTATACCAACCCCACTTTTTAGTTAGTCCGTCTTCAAAGCCCGTTCCTTCTTCATTTTCTTTATTAAAGACTTCTTCGAATTGATTAAAAGTGTCGTCCCTAAATCGTAAAAAAAAACCGAAGCACCGTTAAAGTCTTCAACCTTTAGATGTTTCTTAAATAGGTCTGCTCGTTCTTCGTTCGGTTCGTAGTCTTCTATTCTGTACTTGTCATTACTCTTTGCTGTAACAGGTCTGTATAAGATACTTAGAATATTATGTAGATTTTCTTCTAAGTTTTCTGTATATGTTTCTAAGTCTACAAACTCACCTAAAGTAAGATCTACTAACTTCGGGTGAAAACCATACTCTACACCTTCTATTTCTATAAAGTGTTTTAGTTCGTCTGTAGGTACTGTTTCTAAAAACGTAGTTAAGTGTTTACCTAACTTACCTATTGACTTCATATCTAAACCGTACAGTTGTCTTTTAGGTATATCTGTAATACAATTAAGTATTCTTATAACCTTTTCAATATCGTGTACATCTTCATCTTTTTTAAGAACTGCCATAAGTCTTTGATACCTTCCTAAGTTTAATTCGTCAAAACTTTCTGGTATATTAAAACTTAACTTCTTCTTACCGTTCAATAGTTTTACTTTCATAGTATATAATATAAATTTGTTGTTTTTAGTTTACTGTACAAAGTACTTACCTGCATTAGGGTTGTCTAAGTGATATATGACATTGTAACGTATTGCGTCAATAGCGTGGTTAAAACTATCTACATATAATTTAGAACCCTTGTCTGCGTATATATAGTTGTTTAATTCTTTAACTATATTTATACTGTCTGTATCTACAATTAGTTCGTAGTCTTGCATTCGTGTAATACCACTTTCAATAGTACCCTTCTTTACAGGTCTTATATTAACTCCTGTATGTCTAAGGTCTTCTATTAGTCTTGGTTCTGCACTATCAGCTATAATTAGTTTATTACCTACTTTGTTTATTACAATCTTTGCTAAGTCGTGTGACTTTAAACCGTTTCTGTATATGTGTTCTTTAAGGTATATTTTCTTTTTCGTTTTGTCTATAGCTATTTCTATTAAAGTATCTGGATCTACACTAAACCCGAAGTCCATACCACAAGACGTTTGTAAGTCGTTAGGGTTAAACCTACCAATACTCCAATTCTCAAATACCACGCCATCTGCACGGTCTAACCAACCCCCAAGTATTTTATGATTGTATTTCTTTATATTGTTTTCTTGTATTGTTTCAATACGTTGTAAGAAACTATCGTTAAGGTTGTGTTCGTTATCTAAGTAAGTTGAATGTATATAGCAGATGTCGTCTTTAATACCGTTAAACCCTGCTTCTACTCCTTTGTTTTCAAAGAACCTTTTATATATCCAGTGTTCTTTTGTTGTAGGGTTAAGTATTAAGACTATTCTGTTCTGTACTCCTTTTTCTCTTATTGATAGGTCTATTGTGTCAAATGTGTTTTCGTCTATTAGTTCTTCTGCTTCGTCAAGTACCCAACAACTAATACCTTGTAAAGACTTTAGACTTGCTGTCTGATTACCTGAAGAAGTTTTAATACCTCTAAATATAATGTCACTGTTTGTTTTAGTATTAACTACTTCGGACTTGTTTATATTAAAGATACTTGTAAAACCTAATAGTCCTATTTTTTCTAAGAACTCAGGTACAATACTAAGGTGTGCACTAATCATAGTATAACGTGTAAATAATACTCTAACACCTTTTGACATAGTTAGTAGTGTTAAGAATACAGTAACCGCAAAAGACTTACCTGAACCTCGACCACCTGTTACTATGTAGTATCTACAATTAGATGTAAATAGATTATTGTATTTACTATTTAGGTTCAGTGTCTATAAAGTTTATTAGTGGCATATTTAGACTTTCGTCATTTGTTGTTACGTCTACTCTTTGTTGAGGTTTACCGTAGAAGTACTCAAAGAATAATTTAACCGACCACTGTTCTTGATTGTCTAAACCCTTTTTTAAAGCTGCTAGTGCTTTACTGTTCATCGGTGTTAAGTGTTCTATAAGTTTTTGTTCTTCTGCTTTACTCTTACGTCCTGAACCTTTTCTAGCACCACCGTTATTTTTTCTTTTATCCATAATTGAAATAAATTGATTAACCAATATAATATATAATATAAATAAGTCTTATTTGTTTGTTTCGGGTTCTTCTAAGACAAAGTTAAACTCTGACATAGCCCATACCCTTATCTGTTCGCAATAGTCTTTAAATTCGTTTGTATCTAATTCTTTACTTGTGTCTGCTATAAACAATTCTTTGAGAACAGAGTGCATTTCCATTTTGTGATAGCCAAGAAATTTACCAAGTGGTAATACAATACACTTAAAGTAATATTTGTTTTGTTGTTCTGTTCTATTCACCTTTCATAAGTCCTTTAATGTAATTACTACTTTTACAGTGTTCTTCGTTTCGTTTAATTTCTGGCATACCTTCGTATTCGTCAGTTAAGACTTGCTGCATATATTCGTCACAACAATAAGCGTCTTTACATACTAAGTTAGAACCTACTGCTGTAAACTTAACTTTGTATATGTCTTTAGTCTTATTACATTCGTTACAAATAAACTTCATTATACTTTCTTCACTCCTTTGTGTAAACTGTCTGTTAGTTGTTCTTGTATTCTAATAACAATACCTCCTGCGTCTGGTTCGGTTTTCTTATTTACTTTTTCTAACACATTGTATAATTTTAGTAATTGTTTTTCTGTTAGGTTTACTTGGTATCTTTTCATATTTATTGTTTTAGTTTATCTAATAGTTGTTGCGGTGTATATATCTTTAGTTCGTTTGTATAGTTCTTGTATATCTGTGTGAACTCTTGTTGTTGTTCGTTAAATGTCCACAAAGTTTTTACATTAGCTTCTACTTGTTTTTCTAGTATCTTTATTATATTCTTGTATTTCATTTTCTGTATTCTGGTGTCCACTTAGATCTTGAATATGCGTTTTCTCTTGTTGTTGAGGTTTCTTTAATACCAAAATGCATTTCAAAACCGTAGTCTTCTGTTATTATTTTAGGTAGTGTTATTATTTTGTCTTCTATATTTTCGTATTCGTTTATTATAGATTGTTTTTCGTACCTTATCTTTTCTCGTCCTACTCTTTTACCTTTAATTATTTTGCTCATATTTTTCTATTTCAAATTCTAAATGGTTAATAGCTTTAGTTAAACATTCTATTGGTGTTTCGTGTTTGTGGTATGCTCTTAATATATAAGTTACTGCTGTTGCTAAATGATAGGGTAAGTCAAAGTTGTCGCATACCTTCCTAGCTTCGTAACCGTTTAAACCTTTATAGTATTCTGGTACTCGTTCGTCTTGCTTATTCATTTGTTTAGTATTATCTAAATTACGGTCTGTTTCGTAATAGTGTTTACTTTTACCTGCCTTGACCTCTATATTTTTTTTTATATCCATTTTGTCCTTTACTTGCGTTTTTACTATGTACTCCTTTTCGTTTCTTACGGTTGTTCTTTTTATGTACTGTTATTTTTCTCATATCTTTGTTATTACGTCTTTCATAAATAAATACATTGTTTTTAAACAACTACTACAATTTGTATTTACACTGTATGTAGTGTCGTGTATTGTATTATATAGTTCTATTAGTCTTTGTTTACTCTTTGTGTCTTTTATTCGTTCGTTGTCTATTAGTTTCCATACTTCCTTTATTTCGTCTTTAAGGTGTGTAGGTATTTCTTTAGGTGCTTCGTACTCTTGTGTCGCTAACCAATATTCGTTTGGACATTCCATAATACCCATACTTGCTTTTATTCTCATAAAACAACCGCATACTTTACAAGATCCTGTAGGTTTAAAATATTCGTCACAACCTCTACAAATGTCTAACCGTTCTTTATATACTTCTTTATTTACAAAGAACCTATTCATTTAGTTTGTCTTTAAGTAATTGTCTTACATTATCTATTGTAGTAAATAAACTGTTTCTACTTATTCCTGTTTTCTTTGCTAAACTGTCTAAAGTATTCGCTTCGTAATAGTACAACTTAAATAACTCCCTATCGTACCAATACATCTGGTCTAACTGTTTATCTATTTCTTCTAACTTTTTCCATTTGTAATTGTCTACTATTTCTTCTGGTAAGTTATAAATACTTTTATGGTAATTGTCTTGACTAACAAGAGTTGAAGTAGAAGTACCTGTTAAATTTGTGTAGTATTTTTTATACTTATAATAATAAGGACTGTTCTTACTTTGTAAGCTTCTTCTTATTACTACTGCTCCGTATCTTATTAAACCTTTTTCACCGTCTTTGTCGTATATTCCTTTTAGTGTGTCTGGGTTCATCTGTAACATATATAAATAAAATTCCTGTATAACTTCGTCTACTTCGTTCTTGTCGGTAGTAAGTCCGTAAGTCATCTTTTCAAATTGACTTCTAAGGTCTGATAATATTTTATATATCTCGTTCAATTTTTATGTCTTGTATTTTTTCTATATAGTTGTAAGCTTCTTCACTTAGTATGTGTTTATATACTCTAACAGAATTTCTATTCTTTTCGTTTTCTATTCCTGTTAAATATCCGTTTATCATTGCTGTAAAGTGTGTAGGTATTAAAGACATAAAGTCTTGATAGTTTGCGGCAACTAATACATCTGACCTATAGTTATTATGGTGTTCTATAATTATATTAGCTATGTCTATAAATTCTTCGTATCTGTCTTCTTCTGGTGTCACCTCTTTAATATAAGTTAATACATTATCTAAATATTTACGAAGTATAATTTCGTGTCTATAGTTTAGACTAATTGGGTTTAATAGCATTTACTTTTTCTTTATAAAACTTTATCATATCGTCGTATTCGTGTCGCATATACTTTACAGTTGTTCTACTTAACTCTTGTAGTTCTTCAGACTTACCGTCACCTATTCTAACGTCTAATAGTTTACCGAACGCATACTGTTCACCTTGTCCGAATAGATTGCAGCGAGGACATTGGACTTGTACATTTTCTTCGTTCCACCTTGTAGCGTGGTGTTTTCTACTCATAAAGTGACCTGCGTGCATTTTCTTATAGTGTGCTGTTTTTCCACAAGTCCAACACTCTACTATTCCGTCTTTACTTGCGTTCCTTAGTCTAATATAAAGACTAAACCATTTGTCTAACTCCTTTTTTAATTTACTAATCGTTTTCACAATTCAATAATATAAATAAAAACTTTTTATTTTATATATATTAAATATATTTATGAACAGTCTATTGTGTATATAGCTTCATCTGTATTTATATAGCCTACGATCTTTTGTATTTTCTCGGTTTGGTTAAATTCTGTGTTTCTATTTAGTTTCTTTAGTTCCCAATTAAAGTTGTAACCCCTCATATATAAAAGACTAATATTAAATAAGTAAATAGTGTTTTCCATTTTAACTACATATATAAATATTTTGTTAAATTCTTGTGCGTACATTGTGTTGTAACTGTACTTGTCGAACTCTATAAATGTATCTTTAAATAATTTACTTCTTACTTTTATTTCGTAAATATTCTTTTCGTCTTCTGCGTCAAATCTATTGTACTCATACTCACAAGGTTGTATGTTTTTCTTTACACTTCTTAGTATGTCTATAACTTCATATTCTTTTACTTTCATAGTGTGCTAGCTATTATTTCTATTAGTAATTGTTCTGGTATCTTACTACGTTCGTAGTTATTTTTTAAACCTTGTGTTCCTGTTTTAGAACCTCTAGGTGCTGCTTCGTGGTGACACTTTGTATTACCTGCGTAACATTGTGGTTTAGGTCGCCAACCTTTAGTGTTAAATATATCGTAAATATGATTACTCCAAATGTCTGTAGGTTTCATTCTTTTATCTCCATAAGAACAATAAGTAATTGTTGTACGGTTAAGACCTTTTATTTTTCTTCGCATTTTACCTACTGGGTTTTCTATAAAATAATAATCTGGTTTGTAGTGTTCTATTATCTCTAAAGTTTTATTAAGTATTTGCATTCCTAAAATAGCTTCTTTAGTTTTTGGTGTGTGGTCTTCGTGCCAGTGGTGACCAATACTAGCTACACTAAAATAAGTACAAGGTGGTGACGACCAAATTATATTAGGTTTAAATGGTACTTTACTATAGTCAAAGTTTAATATATCTACTACATAGTCTATATTTTTAAAGTCGTTTATATCTACACTAAACACTTCTAAACCAAATTTTTCGGCTACTTTACCAAATGATCGACTACCTGCAAACAGTTCTAAAACTTTCATATAGTTTATTTATCACTGTCTATATTGTCGTTAATACTCTTTTCTATTTGAGTTACTATGTACATACCACTTATTAGACCTACTCCGAATGTTATTATTGCTATCATTTTATTTGTTTTATATTAGTAATTGATTTCAAGCCCGTTCCTTTGCGGCTTCTATATTTTAGTCTTTTGTCTTGTCGTTCTGGTTCTATACTTGCGTTATTCCAGATTAACTGTCTGTGTGCTTTTATCCATAAATAGTAAGTCTTTACATTCAATACGAACTTATCAGTATTCCTAACACCTTGTCTAAACGCTTGTTGTATGTCTTCAATGGTTAAGTTAGGAAAGTCTTCTAAAAGGTCACTAGCTAACGTCTGTGCAAGTATTGCTAAAGTCTTGTCGTCTTTAACCTGTCCAAGTTCTACAAATGTTTTAGTTATAAGATCTAAACATTTTAACTTTAATTGTGAAGTTTCTATTTCTTTTATTTTCATATTAGTTTGCTTTACAGAAACAATCTGTTTCTTTGTCTAATTCTTCTTCAAATAAATTACCTTGCGTTTTGCTTAATTCGTAAACGTCTTCTACGGTTCTAAAAGGTTGTTTTGATAGTTCGATAATTTCTTCTACACTTTTGTTAGTCCTTAAATCGTAACGTGGTACTTTTTCTGTACTATATTTATTTTCAGTGTCTAACCACCATTTAGCAATATTAGGGTTTTCTTTTATTAAAGTTAATCTTTTTCGTAAAGACTTTTTAAAACACAAGTCACAATTACCTTCATAATCTTTTAGTTTTAAATCAAAACATTGTCTTGACCACCAAGATCTTATAAATAAATTATCTACTTTTAAATCGTCACATAGAGGGTAAATTATATTTTGTTCTTTTGCAGTTAAACTTTTGCGGTGTCGTTCGTCATATCTTATACCCATAGCGGTAATAACTTCGTTAAAACCTAAGTCTTTAACAAACTTATCTATAGGTCTTTGTTTTAATTCTCTTGTACAATTACTAGCAAAATTATTCGGCATAGGGTACTTATTTAACATATCTATAAAAGGTTCGCCGTTTCTACTAGCAGTTTCAAAGTCTACTATTTTATATGTAGTTCCTTTACCTTTTTCTTGTATTACGTCAGACTCTAACCAAACGATAGGTAAATTCCATTCTTTAGAACACTTGTCTATAAACTCTAAAGTTTCTTCTTTTTCTTTTCCTGTATTTGCAAATATAAAAACCTTTTCATAATCTTTATATTTATCGTTTTCATTTAAGAACTTACCCATAAAAGCAGACGTTCTGCCTCCTGAAAATGTACATACTAATAACTTTTTATTTACCATAATATTTTTGCTATTGTGTAACCTATTATTAGAAAAGCTATTATTGATATTACTACGTTTATGTAGTATTCTCTTCTTACTCTTTTGTTGTGTTCTTTTAAATTCATAATAATTTTATTTGTTTATTGTATGTTTCTAGTCTTTCATTTGCCAACTTTGTATATTCTTTAGAAATTTCACTACCTATATATTTACGTTTATTTAATATAGCTATTTTTGCTGTCGTACCGCTACCTATAAAACAATCATATATTAAATTGTTTTCATTACTCCAACTTAAAATATGTTTGTGTACAAGTTCTTCTGGAAATATTGCGGGGTGTTTAAACGCTATTTTATCTTTTGTAGACTTATACATTCCGTTTTTGATTTTCCAAATATTGTTTTGTATTCCAAATTCATTTACAGGTTTTCCGTTAAATGAAGGTGTCATTTCACCTTTTTTATTTCTAAATTTCCTTGAATGTCTAACTGAACCTGCAGTTGCGTTCTTTTTCATTATAGGGTTAAACGTTTTTGGTTTACCTTTAGATAGTATAAACATATATTCAAAGGTTTGGTTATATCTAACCTTAGAAGGAAAAGGTGTGCCGGTCTTTTGGTATATCATAGTGTCGTGTAAATTAAAACCGCATTCTATAAAATATAAAGCTTGTCTAAAACTTGTACCTGTTTCACTACCTTTAATTGTAGCGTCGTTTACATTCCATACTACTACACCACCTTCTTTTGTTACTCTATAAAGTTCTTTAGCTATACTTTCAAAGTCAAAACTATAACCTTTATAATCTCTTAAATTGTCATAAGGTGGTGATGTTACTGTTAAGTCTATAAAATTGTCTTGCATACGTTTCATAGTATCTAAACAGTTTTCGTTATATATTTTATTTAATTTCATAGTCCTAAATGTTTTTTTGCGTTATTATAATTATCTAACTGTTGATCTATTTTAGAAGTTGTTGTTTTCTGTTTGCGTTTTTCCCAAGTTATAATACAACTTTTCCAACTCTTCATTTTTTCTTTACCTATTTTCCAATCTTTACTTTCGTAAAAATGATAAAATTGTTCTGCGTCTATTCCGTTATTACGTTCTAAACAATATTGTTTAATTTCTTCAATAGAGGGCTTCTTATTATTATTCTTATTAGTTATTATTATTTCTTTATTCTTATTTGTTTTAAGTTTCTTTAAATCTTGTTTTGAAGTTTCTTTAAAACTAGTCTTTAAGTAAGTTGAAATCTTGTTTTCAAGTATCTTAAAATGTAGGGTTGCTGGCATACCTTTTAAAGAAGTTTCTATAAAACCTATTTTTTCTAATTTCTTTATAGCTTTCTTTTGTTGGTAGTTTGTTAAGGTTGTATCTCGTTCTATATTCTTTGAAGTATTAAAAAACCATCCTTCTTTTATAGTTCCTTTTATTATAAAATAGTTTTCTTTACTAATCAGATCGGCAAGTAGAACTACCGCCTTCAGTCCTACCTGCCTTGCTAGTTGTTTATTAACTACTAAATATGCTGTACTACTTAGTAAGTGTTTCATATTTGTACGTCTAATTTATATTGGTAATCTACTAAAGCAATTCTAATATTTTCTAATTGATTACTAAAATCTTTGTAAGACGTATTTATAGAAGTTGTTAACACACCACTTTTAACTATTATATATACTTCACCTGTTGAGGTTCTTACTCCATTACTTAATAAGTGACTTCGTAAGTCTTGAGTATTTAAAAAAGTCTTTTGTTCTTTTTTACTATCCTTATAAACATTAAATACTTTTGTAAATAGTCTTCTGTATTCTATCCAAGTCTTAAAGTTTACAGTATGGTTTTTCTTATAGTGGTAAATATTACTCCTATCTCGGTTTAACACCTTAGCAATAGTAACAAAATGTATGCCTTGACTTAAACATATATTTGCTACTACTTGTCTTGCTATAGCGTACGGCTCCTTCCTTGTCAAAGAGGGTAAAGATCCTTGTTCTAATCCTACTATTTCAGTAGCAATATTACAAAGGTCTTTAACTTCTTTTGTGTCCGTTATTCCTTCTAAAAACATTAAAACGGTAAGTCTGTATTATCAATTTTAGCAACTACTTTTTCTGTCTTAGCTACTATTTCAGTTTCTGCACCGTTTACCCAATTAGTAAAAGTGTCTGCTAGTCTTAATACATCTGCACTATTTACACTATTACCTGACTTAATATAAGCACTACACAATTCTACTGCTGCTTTTAAACTTGACTGCTTAATAATAGACTTTTGTACATCTGGGTTAGACTTAGAAAAACCACCACCGCCACCACTGTATTGTTCCCTTTGTATCTTAATAGAACCTTTGTCGTTTAGTGTGTAAGTTATTTCTTCACCTACTTTAACTCCTGCGTCTTGTCCTTTTTTGTAAATTTTACCTGTGTCACCGTTGTCTAATTGTAGTTCAAATACATATAACTCTTTAAATGTTCCTGAACCTTGTACGTTTGTTACTTTTCCTGTTTTCATAATTTATAATTATTTTTATTTAGAACTGTTGTAGGTCGTTCTTTACACCTTTTATTAGTTTGTTATTTTGTATAATACAGTCACCATTGTTTAATAAGTCTTGTAAAATAGTGTGACTTTCGTCACCGCAATCTAAACAAATACCGTTGTCAGATATTAAACCCGTACAACACCAACTTCTACATTCCATTTGTGACATACAATCACAATCGTCATTAGAACCACAATTGTAACAAGTTTGGTGGTCTTCACAGTGGTCATCGAAATTGACACTTTCGTTACTACATAGTCTACAATCCATAATACATAAATGAAAAGGTTAATACAAGTATAAATGCAATTGTTAAAACCATATAAAAAAAGTCTTTGATGTCGTATGCTTCAATTTCTTCTATATTATATTTTTTATCTGAATTATATTTAATAAAGGTTACTAAATTTTCAGCATTTCGGTATTGACTAAAACCTGTTTCTTTGTTTGTTATTTTATACATTTTATTTATTTTTAAGTTCTACATTTTTATTAAGTTCTACTAATTGTATTAAAAAATCTACCTCACTTTTTGTAAAGTAATTTCCAATACTCTTAGCATTCTTAATTTTAATTTTTAAATTCTTGTAATAAATCTTACTTAATTCTGTTTTCATATTTTAATGTTTTTATTTGGTACAAAAGTAAACATTTTTATTTAACTAACAAAATAAATAACAGAATTATTTAAAAGTTATTAACAATTAAGGTGTTAATAGACGTATTTAATCTAGGAAGTTTTATAGCTTCTATAGTGTGTTTGTATTAAAATGGTGTGAAAGTGTCTTAAAACGTCTAGGGGGGTGTTTAAATAGAACAGTATATAACTAATACTATAATAATAATATACATTATAAATATTTTCATTTGTTCTGTCATAAAGACATTAAAAGG